TAGTAAGCGAGAGTTCCAACAAATGCAAGAGGAATATGATCGAGTAAAAATTACAATAATGCAAAACAGAAAAAGAAATACATTGCCGGAATATTTTACGAAAAATGGCGATTATGAATATCACAGAAAGAAGGTAAAATATGTTGGCATTTATTTCAATCATTATTACAAATTTGTACAGGATTATGGGGCAGATATTTTAATTGACAGCAACCATCGTAATTTGATATTTGAGAAAAGGAAAATGATATGAGCAGCATAAAGTTAAAGACAGGTATCTGTATTGATTGTAACAGAGAAGGGCCATTAATTGCCGAAAGATGCCCGTTTGATTACAAGAAGTACAGAAACAAGGTAAATGCTGAAACGGCCGCAAATAAGGCTAAGAATGTCCAGAAACAGATATTTGGTACTTACTTCGCAAATCAGGCTTTAAAGATGCCTGCAAGGTGTGAAGAAACAGGGCAATTACTACCTACCCATCCGGCATGGTTGAAAAAATCTTGTCAGGCACATATTTTAAAAAAGAGAGGCGATTATGGTTTTCCGTCAGTAGCCTTGCATCCGCAGAATATGATATTTGTAATGCCAGATGTTCACGCTAACATGGATCAACTCGGAGAAAGTTATATTTTAAAGATGAAAAGTTTACCATTGATGCGGGAAAGGGTTGAAATTCTTTACCCATTATTGACCGAAAAGGAGAAAAACAGAGTGCCGGAATATTTTTTGTAAAATTTTTTCATTTTTATTTCAAAACTGCTTAACTTTGTTTTATGGACAAAAAGTTTATCGAAAAGCTAATCATAGCTACTTGTGAAGTCTTTCAAATTCATCCGTCATTATTGTATGAAAAATGCCGCCGCCGTGAAGTAAAGGATGCACGTTGGATTATCTGGGAGATAGTTACCGTAAAAATGAAAACATCCCTTACCAGAACCGGTGCGATATTCGGCAGGTACAATCATACAAGCGTACTCCACGCTTTGCGTGAATTACCGCCATTGCTGCAAACGGATGATGAACTACTGAAAAAGTACAAAATCATTCTTCGTGAAATGGAAATATTTTATTCAGATATTGTAAAATATCGCAGGGCAAAAGAAATGAGTGATAAAAAGCTATCTGAAAATGGAGTAAGGTTTGTATCCGATGAAGTGGTAAAAAGAAAAATGCTTCGATATAAAAAGTACCTAAAAACTAAAACAGCGTAATAATGGAATATTTAGAACTACTGAAACAAAAAGAAAAGACCCATTTAGATAGTGGTTTTGAGTGTAATAATATTTGGCAATGGTTATATCCTTTCCAAAGTTATGCAGTCAAATTAGCCTTAAAGAAGGGGCGCTTTGCATTGTTTGAGGATTGCGGTTTAGGTAAGACAAGGCAGCAAATAACATGGGCTTATGAAGTGGTTAATTTCACAAAAAGACCTGTTATCATTTTAGCACCATTGGCGGTAGTTGGTCAGACAATACAAGAAGGAAAAATTATTGGCATAGAGGTAATGGAAATGGACTATTCCGAAAATCAACTTGATTTACCAGCAGGGATATACATATCGAACTATGAGCAATTAGAAAACCTGAAAGCGAATGAATTTGCAGGGATGGTATTAGATGAAAGTAGCATCATTAAAAACTTTGAAGGGGCATATCGGAACCTGCTAATTGAGAACTTCACACATACACCTTATAAACTGTGCTGCACCGCTACGCCAAGCCCGAATGATCCTATGGAGTTGGGCAATCATGCTGAATTTTTAAACGTTATGCCATACAATGAAATGCTTGCAATGTATTTCGTGCATGATGGTGGAGAAACGGCTAAATGGAGATTAAAAGGCCATTGTGAAAAGTTATTCTGGGACTTCGTTAGCAGTTGGGCTATTATGCTATCCAAACCGTCTGATATTGGTTTTTCGGATGAAGGATACAATCTGCCGCCATTGGAATATAAAGAAAAGATGATCGTTACCGAAAAGAAGGATAACGGCACTTTGTTCAATGATACTGCAATTTCCGCAACTACCCATAATGCAGAATTACGTCTTACTAAAATTGTAAGATTGGAAGAAGTTGCAGAAATAGTAAAAAGCAGGTCAGATGAAAGTTTCATTATATGGGTGAAACAAAATGAAGAAGGGGAAACATTACGCAAACTGATCCCCGAAGCAATAGAAGTTTCCGGTTCAGATAGTCCGGCATATAAGCGTGATAAATTACTTTCATTTGCAAATAACGGATTTCGCATATTGATTACAAAAGTAAAAGTCGGTGGTTTCGGTATGAATTTTCAATCGTGCCATAATATGATATTTGCAAGCCCTGATTTTAGTTTTGAGGGATTGTATCAAGCCATACGCAGAGAATGGAGATTTGGGCAAAAGAACACGGTTAATGTATGGCTTATTGTTACCGATACCATGCAAAATATTATCCAGTCAATAAAGCGTAAACAAGCCCAATTTGAGGAAATGCAAAAGGCTATGCAAATAAGCATGAATTCATCTTTCAAACACAAAAACAAAATGAAAAGAGAAAACAAAATTTATCAATCTGAATTGGCAGATTTGCGATTAGGTGATAGTCTGCAACTAATAGATACTTTGAAAGAAGAAAGTATAGGGTTTAGTATCTGGTCGCCGCCATTCCCTGAATTGTATGTTTATTCAGATGAATTAGAGGATCTCGGTAACTGCAAAAACTATAATGAATTTGAGCAGTTTTTTTCATTCATCCCACCTAAGTTATTCCGGGTAATGCAATCAGGCCGGAATGTAGCTATTCATTGTATGGATACACCAATACAGAAGGGAAAAGAAGGTTATATAGGTTTGCGGGATTTTTCAGGAATGATAATAAAACTTATGACCGATGCCGGATTTATCTATCATAGCCGGGTAACAATATGGAAAGACCCTGTTACTGAAATGCAACGTACTAAGGCATTAGGATTGCTCCATAAGCAAGTAAAAAAAGATGCTGCAATGTCCCGTGTAGGTATTCCTGATTATCTATTGGTATTTCGTAAACCAGGGGAACATTTAAATCCGGTAAAATGCGATATTCCTGTTGATCTTTGGCAGCAATACGCCAGTCCTGTTTGGATGGATATTGATTATGGGAATACACTTAATGGACGTAAAGCCCATGATGGTAAACAGGAAAAACACATATGTCCCCTTCAATTAGATACAATAAACAGAAGTATTCATCTATGGTCTAATAAGGGAGATACAATATTGGATATTTTTAATGGTATTGGATCAACGGGTTTTTGTGCAATAACGCACGATAGAAAATATATAGGTTTTGAATTAAAAGAAACATTTTATAATGAAAGTGTGAAAAACATAAAGATAGCTGAAGAAAAGAAAAAGGCGATAAAGATGTTTGATTAACGATGATGATTAGTATATTTGTGCATGGTTCACATATACGCATTAACAGACCCGATAACTAATCAAATCAGATATATCGGAAAAAGTGAAAGAGTAAAGGGTAGGTACAGAGATCACTTAAATGACCAATCAAAGACCCATAAAGTTAATTGGATAAAAGGATTGAAAAATAAAGGCTTATTGCCTGGTTTGATAATTCTTGAAGAAGTACCTGAAAATGTCAGTTGGGAAGAAAGGGAAATATTTTGGATTTCACAAGCAAAAGAAAATGGTTGGAATTTGGTTAATTCTACAAGCGGGGGCGATGGAGTTAGAAATATTACAGGAGATGGTAAAAGGAGAATGTTAGAAACATGGACTGGAAGAAAACACAAACCGGAAACATTAATAAAATTATCTGCGGCTTCTAAAGGACGAAAACATAGAGAAGAAACTAAAGTTGCTATGAGTAAACTTATGACAGGCAGAAAAATCCTTTGGGTAGATAAAGTAAAAAAGGCCGTTAGCAAATTTGATGAAGAAAAGATAGGATTAGTTTTAGAGGATTTGAAAACAATGAAAGTAAAAGATGTAGCGGCGAAATATAAAGTACATCGCACTACTATTACTAAAATAAAATTAGGTACATATTTTCAACAGAAAAGCAATTATAAAAGAATTCATCCGCTATGATACAAGGCTTTGAAACAGAAACAGCGCCATTAAGCGAACAGGAATTGTTATTAGTTCCTAAGTTTTGCAATGGGTTTGCCAATAAGATAGGAAAGCAAAATGCTATTACGAATAAGAATATTATCGCAGGTTTCAAGAATATAGGAATAAATCTAAGTGAAAGCCGGGTAAGAAAGATCGTAAACTATATCAGGGTAAATAACCTTGTTTCGTGTTTAATGGCAACTTCTGACGGTTATTTTATCTCCAATGAAGCAGAAGAAATAAAGCAATTTATAGACAGTTTAATGAGCAGGGAGAGGGCAATACGTCAAGTAAGGGAGGCAATGGAGATACAACATAAATTATTGATGGTTAAAAATTGTTAACACTTTAAAGATAAGGTAATGAAATACCACAACAACAACCAAATGAAAAAGATAATCATAGTAATAGCGATGGTGATGAGTGGATGCACATCTACACCGCTAACAGAAAAGCAAGTTTGCGAGGGGTCTTGGCAATATATGTCGGAGGGCTATCGTCAAAAATGCGCAAGCGATAGGCTTATTGAGGCCTTGCATTCAACTAACGTAATTCACGATACAATTTATCTCGAACAGGTGGGTGGCGAATGGCATAGAGTTCCTGCGCCACAAAACATTAACCACTAACAGGAACATCCGGAAGTAAGAGGGCGAACCTTCAAACAAGGAAAGCAATAGATCGAAGCGAGGATTAAAACCAAACGCGATGCCATTAGAACAAATGCAACTACTTTCCGAAGAAGTAAAAAGAAAGTTTTTGGATAGATTACCTCAAAATGCAACCACAATAAAGCTCATCGGCGTTAAACTTTACGCAACTAAAGACCCAGTAAACACAGATAAGGCAGGCTATGAGTTATTAGGGATAGAGGTGGATTGGTTCATTTACACTAAAAATAAAAAAGCAGGGTAAC